TATCTTTCATCCCGCAGGGCCGCAACAAGGTTTTATTCTTGGTAGTTTTTATGATGAAACACAGAAGCCACCATCTAATACGGTTAATAAACGCGTCATTAGATTTAATAACGGAACTCGTATTGAGGTAGACAGAGAATCTAATTTACTCCTTGTTGATGCTGTCGGAGATGTAACCGTTAAGGCTACAGGAACCGTAACTATTGATGCTCCAGAAACCATCATTACCGGAAATGCTACAGTTGAAGGATTACTAACCTTCAAAGGTGGAATGAAAGGATCTTCTGCTGGAGGTGTTGCAGCTACAATTTCTGGGGATGTTAAGGTTGTTGGTGGTGATATAGATGTTGATGGGATTAAATCTAAAGGCCACCATCACACAGCTCAGGGGGAATACGCTCCGACAACGGAGGCTCAGGCATGATTGTGGGTATGCTTGGTACAATGCCTTTTGTTGCCTCATCAATAGTGGTGAATACGTTCAACAATTTTAAAAGGACGTCAAAGCGTCGTGTAGCGCGCCATGATGTTATTGGGCTTAAACCTGTTCTGGAGGATATAGGTCCAGATCTAGATGAAGTTAGTTTTAATATGCGGTTGGATACAACACTTGGCATTGTTCCATTGGCTGCGCTTTCATTACTTAGGACAATGCAATCAATTCAGGAAGTAAATCCTGTTGTAATTGGTATTCAGTATTTTGGTAATTTTATAATTACAGATATAGAGGAATCATGGACTTATTTCGGTCCAACTGGGAATCCACGAGTGATTATCGTCGGCATTAAATTACAGGAAGTCGGACAGACCTCTCTGAAAGAAGCATTAGTTGATATTGCTGGCAATATAGAGTCAAAAACTAGAAGTGCGTTAGGTAAATTATTATGAATAATACGTTTACCATATCATCACCTTCTTACTCGATTGATTGGTCGCCCAAAACAGTTGTAGAAGAAGTTTTGCAAAATGTCTCTACTATTATTAATACTCAGATTGGCACTGTACCATATGCCAGAAAATTAGGAGTTAATTCAAGTCTTGTTGATAGCCCCAGTCCAATTTTTATTGCTACAGCAACACGAGAAATAATTCAAAAAATTAGTGAGTTTGAGCCTAGAGCGATTATCCATTCTGTTACTTTTGAAAGAACGGACGTTTCTGATGGTTTTATTAGGCCAAAACTTGTGATAGGAGTTAGAGAATGACGTTGCCGCGTGGTGGTTTGCCAGATATTACTTTCGCAGATTCTAACCCGACTGATATAACAACTCGTTCAATCAGGGCTTTTGAGAGTATAACAGGTGAAACATTAGCACCTGCTGATCCACGTAGATTATTCATCTTATCATTGTGTGAGATTATTATACAGCAAAGAAAAGCTATCGATTTTTCTGCAAAACAAAACCTTCTTACATATGGTGAAGGTGAATATCTCGACCATATAGGCTATCTGACGGATACGCCTAGGCTGGAAGCTCAATCTGCCTTGACTACATTTGAGTTTAATCTGTCAACAAAATTATCGGGGATATATACAATACCTGCTGGCACTCAAGTTTCAACTGGAAATGGTGTTATTTTCCAAACAGATATTTTGTTGGAAATACCTGCTGGGAAAACAGTTGGTACAGTCTCAGGATATGCTGTTATACCTGGTTTATCTGGGAATGGCTTTTTACCAGGGCAAATAAATGAGTTGGTGACTCCGTTGCCGTATGTTTCCAGAGTAAGGAATGTAACAACATCTAATTCTGGTGCTGATACGGAGTCAGATGATAATTATGCTGAAAGAATAAAACTGTCGCCGGAAAAACTGTCTACAGCAGGGCCGGAGGATTCTTATAAATATTGGACAAGAACAGCCAATCAGAATATAAAAGATGTGAATGTATATACACCATCGCCCGGAATTGTAGAAATCCGTTCTTTGTTAGAGAACGGAGATATACCTTCTGATGAACTATTAGAGCAGATAAATAGCGTTCTCTCTGCAACTAATATTCGACCATTCACAGATAAAGTTCTTGTTAAGAAACCAGAGAGCATTGAATACGATATAATAATTAAATACTGGATTAACTCATCGGACAAAAACAGAACAACTTTAATTCAAAGTGAGGTTGAGAAAGCTATTGATGAGTATAAACAATGGCAACGTTCGGTTATGGGAAGAGATATAAATCCAGATGAAATTATTCAACGTTTAAAAAATGCTGGGGCTAAAAGATTAGAAATATCAAGTCCTGTTTTTAATGTGGTTGGAGAGACACAGGTCGCCAGAGAGAGAAATATAAATTGCCAGTATGCGGGGTTAGAGGATGGCTGATATCTTTAATGTTAGCTTGTTGGATGTTTTACCTCCTAACTTAGCTAGCGATCCCAACGTGATAGCTATGTCGAAAGCTATTGATGATGAACTACAAGCAATTAACAATTTAATATATAAGACAGAAATATATAGCGTTGTTGATAACCTGGACTCAGTTGTTCTCGATCATTTAGCTTGGCAATGGAATGCTGATACATGGAGGGATAGTTGGCCTGTATCGTTAAAGCGTTCTGTTTTTAAATCAATAATACGAACAAAGCGAATAAAGGGTACAAGGGCAGCGGTTGAAGATGTAGTAAATAGCTTGGGTGGAGAGGTAAACATAACAGAATGGTTTGAAACATCACCACCTGGCGAACCATATACAGCCTCAATTGTTGCTTCGATTAACTCTTTTGATGGTGCTGTTCCTTCGAAAGAGATGTTGGAGGATACGTTAAGAAGTATCAAGAGTGCAAAGTCGGCAAGAACACTATTTACATTTTCGCAAGCAACCAATGTTTCAGGTGGTGTTGGTATTGTCGGTGCTTTCCAGCCTGTGTCTTATGTACGATTAATTGGTGAGTGCTAATTTGCGATTTGTTAATCCAAGGAATTAAGCGTGAGTAAATTATTATTTACGATGACTGACGCCGGGCGTAAGGCGCTGGTTAATGCCAACAAGACTGGAACAAATAAAGTTGAGATCGTTTCTGTTGGTTTAGGTAGTAGATATTATGCCACATCAACCACACAAACAAAAATAACAGATGAAATAAAGCGACTTACCACAATAGGAGGCAAAGTCGTTTCTCCTGATACCATTCATGTAACTGCGAAGGATGATAGTAAAGATGAGTATGTTGTCCATACAATAGGTTTGTATACAAATAAAGGAACATTGTTTGCTGTATACTCGCAAGAACAAGTAATAATAAATAAAGCATCTTCTACAATTGCTTTAATATCAAGTGATATAGCAATTAAAAATCTTGATACTAAAAACATTACATTTGGTGATGTTGAGTTTATTAACCCTCCCGCAACCGAAACTGTTGTTGGAGTAGCAAGATTTGCTAATGAACAAGAAATTGATGCAGGTACAGATGATTCCCTGGCTGTTTCAGCAAAGCGGCTTAAGCAAGCTATTGTAAAACATGAGCAATCACGTAATCATCCTGATGCAACTTTAACATCAAAAGGCATTGTTCAACTCAGTAATGCCACCAATAGCACGTCTGAAAAGCTCGCAGCGACGCCTAAGGCTGTTAAGGCTGCATATGACCTGGCTAACGCTAAATACACCGCACAGGACGCTACCACGGCGCGAAAAGGGATTGTTCAGCTCAGTAGTGCCACTAACAGTACGTCTGAAACGCAGGCGGCAACGCCAAAAGCGGTCAAGGCAGCAAATGACAACGCAAATTCACGTCTGGCGAAAAATCAGAACGGTGCAGATATCCAGGATAAATCAGCTTTTCTGGACAATGTTGGCGTTACCAGCCTGACGTTTATGAAAAACAATGGCGAAATGCCGGTTGATGCTGATCTGAATATGTTTGGTTCTGTTAAGGCTTATTCAGGTATCTGGTCTAAAGCAACGTCCACCAACGCAACACTGGAGAAAAACTTCCCTGAAGATAATGCTGTCGGTGTGCTTGAGGTTTTTACTGGCGGCAATTTTGCAGGCACGCAACGCTATACCACACGTGACGGAAATTTGTATATCCGCAAACTCATTGGAACATGGAATGGTAATGATGGACCATGGGGAGCATGGCGCCATGTTCAGGCTGTAACGCGAGCTCTAAGTACGACCATTGACCTTAACTCTCTCGGTGGCGCAGAACATTTAGGTCTATGGAGAAACAGCAGTTCAGCAATAGCTTCTTTTGAACGACATTACCCCGAGCAGGGAGGAGACGCGCAGGGCATTCTGGAAATTTTCGAAGGTGGGCGATATGGACGCACACAGCGTTATACAACCAGTAACGGGACTATGTATATTCGCGGCCTGACAGCCAAATGGGATGCAGAAAATCCACAGTGGGAAGACTGGATCCAAATTGGTTATCAGACCAGTAGTACCTTCTATGAGGATGACCTGGATGATCCGGGTATTTACAGTGTGACAGGCAAAGCGACCCACACCCCAATCCAGGGGCAGTCTGGTTTTCTGGAAGTCATCAGGCGCAAGGATGGTGTCTATGTTTTGCAACGTTACACGACCACAGGAACCAGCGCAGCTACAAAAGACCGTTTATATGAGCGAGTGTTTCTTGGTGGCTCATTTAACGCGTGGGGGGAGTGGCGACAGATTTATAACTCAAACTCTTTGCCGTTAGAGTTGGGTATCGGTGGCGCAGTGGCAAAACTCACCAG